ATTATTTGCCTGAGTCTCAATTATCTAAATGGAAAATGGATTGGAATATGCTTTTATATACACCTGAAGATGATACTGGTTTTAAATTAGATTGGAATAAATTAATATATAATGAAGAACAACTAGCGGAATTTTATTTACAAAAAAACGAGAAAATAATTCAGCCTGATAAATATGAATACTTATTTGAAAATCCATCTCAAAGAACACCTATGGAAATACATTTTTTAAAAATGGCTGGTTATGATGTAGAAGATAATGTAGTAGATGAGGAAGAAGAAACCTTTATAAAAAAGCTTGTTGTAAGTAGCAATTAGAGAGAAAAAGTATTTTAAAAAAAATATATTATAATAATATAATGTATTTTTTAAGAGGAAATTTAAGTAATATAACTTATGAGGAATTAAATTATACAGATTATGATTATGAATATGATGATGATTATGAGGAAATATTAAGCTGGGCTGAATGGTTTGCCTCTTGGTTTTGGTTTTAATTTATTATAAAAGTTTATCAGCATAAAATAACTTATTTCTTTGCTTTTAATTTATCATTTAATTTGCTAATAATTTTTTTCTCATTATTAACAATCTTTTCATTTTTTTTTAAAATAGATTTATGTTCCTTAATACTGGATTTAATCACAGCTTTTTTTGCTGCCAACTTTTGTTTTTGAGCCACAGACTTTGATTTTTTTGCTACACGCTTTGCTTTTGGAGAAACAGGAGTTTCATTAACTTCTTCCATTATAATATATAAAAATATTATTTTTAAAAAATATTATTTTTAAAAAATAAAATAAATTTGGAAATAAATCTTAACATATACCAATTACCTCTTTTGTTTCATTACCATTTTCATCTAATTTATAAATTGGAAATAATATATTATTATCTTTATACCATTTCTTACGCCATCCGACGTTCTTTTTAATAATTAATTTTATATACCATTTAACATTATATAATTCTCTAAATTCTTCTTCTTGTTCTTCTGTTACAATAAGAGGTTTATTATAATACATATTTTCAGCTTCATCATCACTTTCTTCATCTATATCACTTTCTTCATCTATATCACTTTCTTCATCTATATCTGATTCTTCTTCTTCAATAATTTTTTCAAACTCTTTATTTATTTTTTTTTCTTCTTTTTCTGTAATTTCTTTAACTGGAGTTTCTTTAGTTATAGGCTGGCATACAACAGGGGTTTCCTTAGTTATAGCCATAAGTTTAATATGTGTTGCTGATATTCTATGTCTTGCTATATGTTTTCTTTTTGAGGGCAATCCACATTCGCATATAATTTCTTCTAATGCTTTTTGTTTTTCTTTATTTTTTGTTTCATTCATTAAAATTTCTTTTCTTTCATTAATTAATTGTAAATATAAATCTTTGTTATTAATATATTTTTTATTTTCTACTGATATTTTTTTTCTATATTCATTACATTTTTGCCTTCTTATTTGTCTATTATCTTCTTTAATATGAGTTGGAATATCTTTTACTGGATATTTATCATTCAAATAAGATATCAATGAAATATATTCTTTTTTTTGTAATGGAGACCAAACTGATGCACTAAGACCATTTTCATTAATTCTTTCAATTTTTTTAATTTCTTGATTCAAAGAGTAAATATTTAAATCATTAATAAATTCAGTATATTCTATTCTAATATTTTCCATAGTATAGTATAACAAAAGAAAAAAATATTTAAATTCTTTTTTAATTAAATTATTAATTTCCCTAAATTGGGGAGACTTTTACTATTTTCCTTAATTATAAAGTTCTATACAAAGAAAAAATATATACCCCCAAAAATAACTATCTTGTTTTTATAAAAACAACTATTATAATTATAGGGGTTCTTTTAAATTTTATTAAAAGTCTCCCCATTTACTTTAGTTATTTATCAATAAAATCAATAAAAAACTATAAATATCTAAAGAAATTGGGGAGACTATTACTTTTTTTTGAATTTTGAAAAGAGTATATAGATTTTTTAAAAAAATTCAAAAAATGGCTATTTTTTTCTCTATATAGAGATTTCATGATGAAAGTTCAAAAAATATTAAAAGTCTCCCCAATTTGTTTTTAATATATTAAATTTCCTTTGATATATTAAAATTTATAAATTAATATGTATTCTATTGCCTATTGTTTTGCTTACTACTTGATTATTTAAATCATCCATTAATTTTATAGTAAATTCTTCTCTATCAAAACTATAATGTTTATATTTATGTAATCCTGCTCCTCCATTAATGTAATTCTCAGTTTTTTTTATACCAATAAATAATACATTCATAGTATGAACTACAATATTAATTAATCGTTTTATAACCTTATCAAAATCATAATGTTCTTTTTTAACCCATGTATCCCCAATTTTAACTACATAATACTTATTTTTATGAATAGGTCTAAGTTCCTTATTAGATAACTCTCTAGTTAAAATATCAATAACTACAACTTGAACTTCTTTATATAAGCATTCAAATAAATCAGACTCAGTTATTTTTGATTTTAAATAAGTTTCAAATTCATTTATAGACATAGAATTTTGATATTTCTCATTTACAATATCTTCAATTGTTAAATACTTATTTTCAGGGATTTCTTTAGTTATAATTATTTCCTTTGTTATATTTTCCTTAATAATAGGCATTTCATTTTGTCCGTTTTTTAATCTAGTATTTTCCTCAATAAGCTTTCTATTTTCCTCTTTTAACTTTTCAACTTGCTCTAACAAATTCTGGATTATAAGATTTTCCATTGTATATATATACTAAAGATAATTATTTTTAAATAATAATTATTTTCAATTAATTATTGAATTTTCCATTTCTTCAATTATTTTGGCAGATACTTCATTTTCATTAAGTATTTCTTTTGCTAGCTTTTTTTTTAAATAATATTCCTTTTTTTTCTCTAATATTTTATCTTTATTATTATGATAATATTTCAAACTAGTTTCTCGTGATTTTTCATTATATTTCTCTTTATTATTGGCTCGCCATTTTTTAATAGCTCTTAATTGTGCATCGGTTGTTTTTTTCATTATATATATATATAAAGAAAAATTTAAATTATTTTCTTTTCTAATTGTTTTTCAAATTCTTTTATACAATGTTCTCTGTGTTTTTTTGATGTTTTTATATGCTTTGAATAATTCATTTTTGAACCTTCCCAACCACATTCGCATTTTTGTATAATAGAATAATGTTCGCAACATTTCAATTTATTATATTCAGCTCTTGGTAAATTATTAGGCATTTGAATATTTAATATCTCAAAACCTTTGTCCCTATATAATTTTATTAATGACATCTCAATATAGTTAGATGATTTTTCATCACACATACATTTATGAATTAATGAAATAGTAAAATTCTCAAAGCCACCATTATCACGAATAAATTGATATAATTTGATTTCGCTTGTTTTTGTATTTGTCTTATGAGTTGATACACGATTTTTATAATCTCTTGTTTTTCCTATATAACAGGCTTTAATATTTTCATCTTTACAAAGTATCTTATAAAAAAAATAAGCATAGCAAGTGTCAAAATTATCTTCAGAAACTACAGCCAACATTTTATAATATAACAAGAGAAAATATTTTTTAGTAATTGTTTAGTTTTTCCTTAATATTCTTGAAAATAACCCAAAATTTCTTTGTTGAAAAAATTAATATTTTTTATTATATTTTTACTATAACCATTTAAAATAAAAGTTTCATATAATAGTTGAGATGGTATTAAAGTCATAAGTAAATCCTTAGTTTCATTATTCAATAACTTATAAAATATTTCTCTCTTTTTCTTATTTTTATGTTCTACATAGTATTGACAATTATTATTCCCAAAATCTATTTTGTTACCATTTAATAGATAGATTCTAAATTTTTTATTTCTTATAGGAGACTTTTCAATATTAATAATTAATGACATTATATATTAATAACTTATTTTTTATTTTTTTTAAATTCAACCATCTTATCATATATTGGTGAAATTTCATAACCTTTGATTCCTGTTTTCACAAATCCCTTTGTTATTCCTTTGCTAGATAAATATTGCTTTGGAATTTCATCTGTTGGAAATCCATCTTCACGAATTGCTTTATTAATTGTATCAATCATATAAAGTGAGCCGAGTTCAGCTTTGGCTAATTTACTTGGCTCTTTAATAGGTTTTAAAGGTTCAGTTGTTGTAACTTTCTTTTTCTTTTTTATAACTATTTCTTCTTCTTCAGGAGGAATAACTGGTTCTTCAGGAGGAATAACTGATTCTTCAATTATTGGCTTTTCTTCTAAGAAAACATCTTCAGGTGAGATTGTTTGTTGTTCTTCTTGAATTTGTTGAACTTCTTCAGGAGGTATTTCAATTTGTCCTTGAGGTGTTTCAACCCATAAATCACTAGGAACAGCATTTGATAAAGTTCCAATTTGGTCTCCTGCAGAATTAGTTTGAATTATATCAGGTTGATATTTATCATTTTGAACTGGTAAATTAAAATAAGTAGGTTGAGAACTAATAGCTGATAAATTACTTGGATTCATTGTTTTTGGCTGAGTAAATTCACGAGTTGTGCTTCTTGTTAAAATAGGCTCTCTTGGTTGTCTTACTGAATATTCTTTTTTTGATGATTTCTTTTTTCTTGGTTCTATTTCTGAAAATTCAGTTTCACTTATATCTGTTATTTGAGGTTGAGTTTGAAATCTTACCTGAGGAGGCATTAATTGCTTTGGTTCTTTGGCTGGCTGATTACTCCAAGAAGCAGCTTGTTTTGGAGCTTCAATTAATGGAGGCTGATAAGGGGGCTGTCCTATACTAGTTATAGCTGAATAACCTTGAGGAGGAAAAATAAATGGCGGATTATATGATGATTGAACTTCACCCTTTTTTTTCTTCTTGTCTTCCCCTAGATTTACTTTAACTATTTGTTGAGTCTTTGGTCTCAACTTTTTTATTAATTTTAAAATATCAGCAGTAGATAATTCTTTACGTTTTTTTTCAGTCTTATTTCGTTTATTCTTTTTTGGCATTATATATTATTCAAATATTATTTTATTTGTAATTGATTGAAATTTTTATATAATTGTCCGTTATTTAAATCTATATCTAAATGATTATATGGTTTTGAAAAACAATAATCATATATAGATTGGCGTTTATCTTTTTCAATTGAAAAATATTCCTCACATAAATTATTCCATTCATTATTTGATTTTGGTTTCCAAATAGAAATATTTGTTAATTGTCTTCTAATAGCAGCAGGCATATATTTCAATTGTTGTAAAGTAAAAATCCATGATGCGGATAAATGTCTTGTTTTTATTATGAGCTTAGATAAACATCTTTGAATTTCTTTATTTTTTAAAAATCCAGACATATCATCTACAATAATTATTGTATGTTCTAATTCACAATCCAAATCTAAACACTCTTCTTTTATATCTAATAAATCTTCTTCTATTTCATCTAATGTATCGCAATCTAATTCATGATATACTTTCTCATGTTCCGCTAATGGATGTTTCTCTACAGATAGAAAACTTGTAAGCGGAGAAAACAAATAAACATTTTCAAATTTACCTCTATAGTATTCTTTTGATTTTAACATATTTAATAAAGTGCTAGTTTTACCACAGCCTCCAGTTCCAACCATAGCATAAACAAAACCATTCCTTGATGGAATATTACGATTAACATCAGGTAGCCAAACATCCATTGCTTCCTTAATAGGCTTACAAGATTTAAACTTTGAATCAATCTCAATGATAGACATATTATATATATATAAATAAATATAATATTATGATGTAATATCCTATTTAATTGATGACTAGTCCTTTTTAACATACATAAGCGCCTGCATAGGTGAGTTTCCCATTTCAGAGGCTGTTTTTTGTAGCTCATCTAAATTGACTCCTTTAAATTTATTAGTTAAATAAATATGTCTCAACATACTAGTTGATATTTTCTTACCAAATATTTCATTTAATCTATGAGTAATTTGAGGCGATGTTAATGGATTTAATTTATTATCAAACAAAATATAATCACAACCATCAGGAATAACTTTGAACCATTTATTCAAAATAGATTTAAGAGGCTTTATTATTTCTGTTTCTTGCTTACCATAAGTTTTAGCTGTTTTATAGTTTTGAAAAATAAATTTAGAATTTTTAACATCTACGAAATTATCTTTCTCAGTGTCATAATTTTTCCATTTCATATTTCCAAAATCAATAGAGCGTCTTGGTGCTTGAAAAAGTCCCCCAGTTAAAGCAAGCAATACCCATTTCATTATTGAATTAATATCAGTAAAAGTTAAGTTATTTTTTTTCAATATTTGTTTTGCGTTATGCTCTAAGTCATTAAATATTTTTTGTATATCTTCTAATGGAATCATTCCTTCTTTTTGTTGTTCTGTTTTTTCTTGTTTCATTTCATTCTCTTTATAAGTATGAATATCATCCATCATAACCTTATTATAATTCTTATTATCGGTTAATACAGAGAGAGCAGCTAATACTGTTTTTCTTTTGTTATATGGTATATCTTCTAACTTTGATAAAATACATTTATCATTATCAAAATTTTTGAGATGATATTCTTTGTCATCAAAACATTTATCGTAAATATTTTTAAGAATACTTTTATAAGTTTTAATAGAACCATCTGACAAATGAGGTCTATTCTTTTTGACTAGTTTAATAATCTCGTCCATATATATTGTTTAAATATTATAATTTTATTTAAACATTCTAAATAAAATTGAAATGCTTTTTCTCTCTACGAGTGAAAACAAAGAGTCAAATAATTAGATACATTTCCATATATCAAATACAATTAGAGTATTACCAAGAGCAACAGCATTCTCAGTATTATTATTCATATTCTGTAAAATAATAGTCATGTTAATTATTTGAGATTCTAATATAAATGTCATTATACCTGAGCTTTGATTTCTTACAAGTGTTGAGTTTGTTGTAGTTCCAAGTGTTCCTTGAAAAGAGCCATAAGTAACTAGTTGTTGAGAATTACCAGCAGCTTTACCAATAGCAGTTTCGTAGTTTTGAAATCTCATACCACTAGATGAAACTAAAAACATGAATCCAGCCATGTCAGCAGTATAATTAGCCGAGATTGCGCTTTGAACCAATTTTAAAACTAAATTATATTTATCGC